TATATTGCTCGTCTTGAAAATCAACATAATAACAACTAACACGATTCTCTTGTGGATGTGCTTTAACATCAGAATAGATTTGCAATAATACAAATGGTTTTGTCTGTATGTGTTGTTTGAGTTGATTAAATAGTGTATGTGTATTTACTATAATCATTATAACCTTTATTATAAATAGTATTTATTTATGTGAAAATGTAATGTTTTTATTTACTGATAGTTGCTCCAGTTGATGTTTGGCCACCACGATTAATTCCTGTTGCGCTGTTTGTGTTACCTGTGACAGCGTTAACTGTTTTAGTATTTTCTTTCTTTGCGTCTGAAGTAAAACTATTTTTTATTTCTGTGAGTTCGGAAATTTCACCTTCTAAGAGAGCTATTCTATCTTTAAGTTGTAGCTTTGCTTTCTCTTTCATATCATCCTTTGCGTTACCTTGAATAACTTTACTAAGTGTTTCGACTCCAGGTTTGTCACCTAAGAGTTCCGTTACAACTGTCCACCACACCGCAAGAGTCTGCAGAACAGTCTCTACTCCCTCATCAATACTACTAAAGTTACTATCGTCATCTCGTAATCTAAGTTCATTTTCTAATTTAGTTTTCTCTTTTGTTTTTTCATCAAGTATAGCTTGAATGTTTTCAATTGCACTCGTTAGTAAAAATTCTTCGTTCGTTAAAAGAGTATATATATCTCGTTGGACTAGCTTACCATTCTTTTTAAGGAAAGTCGTCATATCTAATCTCATTTTTGCACCTATTTTGGTCTCCCAACCTGATGTTGATACTGAATGTTCTATTGTGAATACTTGAAGGTAAGTATGTTCTCTATATATTTTTGGTAAGTAATCTACTTTAAACACATCGCCCGGTAATAATCCACTTATCCCATCAATCGTCATACTGATATCAATTGGTATAATTACTTTCCGTTCTCGTATATTTGAATCTGCGTCATCTTCTAATGCAACATTAATAAGATACAACATTCTTGTTTTGAAGTAATTTGAAAAGTTTCCATATCTATCGTAAATACCTATACCATTTACAAACTCAATTCTTTGTTCTTCAATTTTTTCTCTTATCTTTTTAGTATCTTCGTTTATATCTTTTATGTTACCGAAATCAATACCGGAGTCATTATCTAATTCTTGTGTAGAATTACCAAGTATATTGTTTATTTTATCATCTCCATAGCGTTCTTCTTTCACCGGCCCTACTCCACTCATCTTGGGATTATCCCTTGTGGTGTCTACTGGAAATTTAAAGTCTCGAAATACCGGGTCGTCTTTATCAAGGTCGTTTTTCTTTTTCTTTTCAAATTTTGCAGTATTTAGTAACAATGAATATGCCTGTAATGACAAATTAGGTTTATCTTTATTGTTCAGAACACCACCCACGATTGAAGTGTTTGCTCCGTAATTTGCTATTGTGGCTGCTTTTGAACTAATGTTAACTGATAAATCAAAAGATTTTATGATTGAATTTTTTGAATACACTGGAAATACAAATACACCATTTCTGGCTATTGGCATTAGTTTTCCTGTTTCTTTATTTAATACTGGACTATAATTAATAAAATCCTCTCGTTGAGAATGAGATTCTGGGTCTGCTGGTTTATCCATTTGTATACCTTCTTGGTCAACCACCATAATTCTTCCAGTATTTACTTTATCCTCTGCTATTCCAAAGTTCCAAAATTCACCATACTGATTTGATACATCTGTCCAAAAACTTCTCATACCTTGTTGTAGTGAATCCATATTTTCAAAGTGTTGTTTAAACATTGAGATATCAAACACCATATTTCTTATTACTCCTACACCAGCGGGAACAACTGCTCCAGATTTATCTCTCATATTTGGTTCAAAGTATTGAAAGTGTTCATCAATAATGTCGTAAACTTCTCTAATTCTTGCTAACTCGATTCTATTTTTTCTCGTGTAGACTTCTCTTGATAATATCTTTTGTTTTCTACCCTCAATGGTGGAAGTATCTATGCTATCAAATGTTTCTCGAACTTTAGGATGAGTTTTACCTGGTAAAATAATACTATCCAAACCTATTGAATATAAATCGTCTGATAAATGACAAACCGTAGGTGAGACTCCACCTTTACTACTCCCAATGCTTCTAACTTCTTGAAAATTTATTTCATTGTTCTTAGAAGTAATTGTGATGTTAAAGAAACTTGCTAATATGTGGTCTTCGAACCAACCCCAACTCATTAAGTATTTTTTCTGTAATGATTCTGGAACTTCTGCTCCGACTAAACCACCATCAAGGCCAGCATCATCGACGATTAACTTCATAGCTCCATTTTTAAACCAAGTTTTTACCACACCTGGTCTAGGATTGGAGCCTCTCAATCCCTCAGTATAACCATTCATACTAACTGGTCTTTCATCTTTTAATGTTTGGTTAGCCCTGAAAGCTCCAACTCTTCTTACTCCATCAGTCAATGCTGCACCTGCCAAACTTACTCCGCCTCCAATTGCTGTACCTAATGCACCAAAAAAACCAGCTGTTGCCAAAGTTGATGGTGGAAATCCCATTGTGAAAAATGCTCCTACAAGAGCACCAAAACCTGCTCCAGCTGTTCCAGCGGTGGATGCTCCTATCGCTATGGCTTTTTTGTAATTTACTGGCTCAGCAGTTTCTTTTACCGTTAAATATTCGTCAAGAACCTTATCAAGATTTCTCATTACTGATTGATAACTGGCTTCTGTTACTTTTAATTGATTTAATTCTTCAAGAGCTTTTAAATCTGGTCTTGTTTCAAAAGTTCCATCCTCATCTTTTACACCTTCTGCAAGTCTTCTATTGTCTGCAGCTGCTTTTGCTGTTGTTGATAATATTGGTGTTAACCTATTTGGTACTTCATCTCCACTATTTTCTTGGTTTTGAACGGTTTGATTCATAACATTTTGACCTCTTGAATGAAGTGTAATCGTTCCTGTATACCCACCATCAGTTCCTAATTTGTAAGTGTAGTTTGATACGGTTCCAACATTACAATAATAACTACCTGCTCTGGCTATTTGTTTAGTATAAACATCTTGAAATAGTTCCTCAATGTCATCGGTGGTAAGTTCTGCTGCACCAAAGTCTAATTGTTTATCATCCATACCCCATCCAAATTCAATAGCAACGGATTGTCCGTGTCTTAAAAATGTTGGTTCAATTCTGTTTTCAAAATCTACTGGGTCTGGACAAGCAAAATCAATATTTATTTGATTTATATAGAAACTTTGTTGTGTTACGGAAATACCTGTAATACCTGATTCACCTCTGAATGTTTCACTTGCTATGTTATCTTTAGTGATATTTTTATTAAAAGTTAGTGGACGATTTATTTGTGTATTTTTTTCGGTATCGAGATAACCACCAAAACTAATTGGTTTATCTGATAATCCCTCTTCACCTTCTATACCCGGTTTAGATATAGCTGCAGTTACTCTTGCCCAACACGCTCTAAACATTTGTTGTTCTATTGGATTGGATGTATCTATTGGTTCTAATGTGGTTGAATTGAAAAACGGGTCACCTACCCCTACTTGGAGGCGATTAATAGCATCTATTTTTCTGAACAATGCTCGTTGAACTGCAGGATGTATTGGTCTTTCGCCTATCATTACTTATTTATTTTTCTAAATTCTTGTAGTATACTTGTAATGTTTTGTGGGATGCGATATTCTTTACCAGGTATAACATACATAGAACCTCTGTTTTCATTATTTGCTCTTGCGATTATCCACCAAAATTCTATTTTACCATACACTTCAAATGCCAGATTACTAAATGTCTTACCGAATTGTCCACGAATAAATATGTCACTATCTTGTATAGGGATTACGGGATACTCAATACGATTTAAGTATTGTGTTCCGTTTTCATCTTGAAATATTTTTGAATCATCATATCTCATTAGTTGGCTCCTGATTCGGTTGTGGTTGTTGTTTCTGCTGGTTTGGGTGGTGTTCTTCGATTAACAACATTTGCACCAACTTTACCTTCATAATTTTTACCCAACATAGTTGGTGTTTCTTTTCCAATATATTGGAAGTCCAATGATATATCACATATGTGTGGGAACTGTAACTCCTTTTCTAATTCCCAATTAGTATTATCAGGAATCGTTATGTTAACTGATTTGAAAAATCCTGGTGTATTAACAAACATATCACCAATAGTCAAATATATGATTGGTGCTACGGGTCTTGTATTTATATCATTCGGATTTAACAATTTAGTATCTTCGTTATCTGTGAAGAATTGTTTAAATTGTGGTTGTACTAATCCTTTTAGATAATTTACCTTTTCCCATATTGTTTCTATATCACCTTTGTTTAGTGCAACGACTTTTAAATTGAATCCAATTGTTCTATCCATTGTTCCATAAACATAAACTGAATCTGGTCTTCCAATGTAATTTATTGCCGTTGGTGATTGTGATGAGTTGTCTGTGATACCACTTACCAACGCTGGAAAGATTATCCACTTACCATTCACCGCATCTCTTATTCTAAATTTTATGAAATCTTCTGGTAGTTCATTATCATCATCAAATTTTAGCAATTGACTTCTTTTACCACCATAACTAACTTGTAACTTTTTCTTTCTATCTTTACTAAAAAGTGTTACTGCACCTTCACCCGATTTGCCTTTACTCGGGAACCCAATAAGTCCACCGAGAAATCCACCAAGTGAACCATCACCCGTATTAACGTGTCTTTGTTGTGATATATTGTTTGGTAGACTTACGAGTAAAGATAATGGATTATAAATTCTTGTATTTTTACTTGCGTTTTGAGATTGTAGATAAAATTGTTTTAGTGTAAATATTTTTCCTTTTGATGTTCCTAAGAATTTACCGACTCGTTTTGCGTCTTCTAAGGTTCTTTCTGCTTGTAGTGCTATACCACCTCTGAATAAACCACCATCTGCGTTGGTATTACGATATCTTTCACCGATATCCTTTTGAATAAATTGTCCATTATCTGGCTTGAATTTATCGTAATTGGATTCGGCACTACTAATTCTTTCGGTAGATAAATCTTTTCTATCGTAATCTACATTTTCTCCTGTTCCAAGTTGTGAAGTATTGTTCTTAAATTCAGTAGGTGATTTTGTTTTACGATTAGGTGTAAATCCATCTTGATATGTATTATCAATATTATCTACATTTTTAAGATTTGCTAAGTTCGTTTTTAAATCAATTAGTGCCATTTTTCATCCTATTCGTATAATGTTTTTGAACTGTTTGCTGCTGTTGTACTGATTAGTTCGTCCATCTTTTCTTTGTCTTCGTCGAATCCAGCTATTAATATTTTGTTTGTTTGGTCTATTTTATCTTGTACGGTTTCTTGTGCGTCTGCCTGTTCACCACGAGCTATTTTCATTAAGTCGTTGGTTGATACTCCGATTGCTTGAGCTAATGAACGTCTTTCAAGAACATTCATAGCTTGAATATCACCAAGTGAACCTACTTGTGCTTGTAGTTCTTGTGCTAATGCTCCAATTTCATTGTTTAGTGCTAATTGTCTTGCTTTTTCAAGATTAAAGGATTTTCCTGTTATGACTTGTGCTTCAAATTCTGCTGTCAAACTTGATTCAAAATCTAATAATTTATCTGCTGCTCCTAGAACTGCGGACAAGTTAGTTCCAATCTTTGCAGCTTCAATTGCTGCTTGTGCAAATCCATCTGCGCCACCTTTTGCAAATTCAGCAAACTTTTCAGTATTTGCTGCTATATCTTCTATAACTCTACCAGCTGCTACACCTTGTGCTTCTGCTAATTTACCGACATTTCTAACAATTTGTTCACTTTGGTCAACCGATACTCCGAATGTATCCGATAATGACTTTTGGAAAGTAATAATGTCTTTGGATGCTGCACCAAATCTTGTTGCTAAAAATCCAATATCCCTAATGTTATCGGCTTGAACAGCGTTCAACGTTCCGAAAGTATCTATCAATTCTTTTCCAATACCTTCAGCGTCTTGACCAGTTCCTGTTAACATTAATCCAGCTAATGTGGTTTCTTTGGCTAAGTCTTTTGCTTGAGCCATTGAAGTTCCTAATTCTTTTGCCAGATTTCTGACTTTTATCGCTGCACCAGCGATTGCTGCTACCGCTAAAACTATAAGTGCTACTAATGCTCCGATACCTGCTGTCAATACAGTATTAAAGATACCTGCTGATGTAGTTCCAGGTCCTTTAATCATATTGGTTAAACCTTGGAATCCACCTAAAACTTGTTTCTGAATAATCATTCCTAACTCATCTAAATTAAAGAATGATGAAAGTCCTTGACCAACAACTGGTATGGCTTCCACTGTATCTTTTATACTTTCACCTAATTGTTTTGCTTGGTCTGCTGCTTTCTTGGTTATGCCGGCAGCTTGAAGTTCCATATTCATAACTTCCGAAGCCAAGTCTTTGGAATCTTCTTTTATATCGTATTCTGTTTCTACTGTTTCAAGAATATCTTTTCTGAGTTTAAGTTCTGCTTTGGCACTTTCAGCTCCTGATTGAGCTAAAGTTGCAATTTCTTTCTTAGTATCTTTTACAAATTTAACGATTTGTTGAGGCGTCATACCACCAAAAAATGATGATAATTCGTCCTCAGACATAGTTAATACATTTGGTTTTTCTTTTGCCACTGTTATCCTAAGTGATTGTTGTTAAGTATTTAAATGTTTGAAACTAAGCGGAAGCGATAGCTTTTGCTAACTTTTTAGCAAAGTCAGGGTCTTGCTTTCTTTTCTTTTCAATCTTGTCCATCATTTGTTTTTCTATTTTTTGGATATTAACTTTAGTCTGTTTTATGATTGGGTCATTTTTTAAATCACGATGTAATTTTCCAACCAATACTTTACCTAGTATCCTTCCGAGAAATTCTCTGACAAGTTGTTTATTTTCTTTTACAAATTTTCTGTTCATAGTTTTTTCCGAGTGTAATTACTCAATAATAAATATCAAGTTTTAAGATTTTTGGAACGCTGGACGAGCTATTTGTGAATCTTGAGATTTTTTGTATGAGTCCGCTTCTTTCTTTTTAGCTTCTACAAGTTTTCTACCATAGAATTTTCTTAAAGGGACTGGCATATTGTAGAGTTCGTTGTGACTGAACCCATTACCATAATATGCGATGTTGAAGAGTTCTTCGTGTATGGCCGCCCTATTCTCCGGCGGCTGGCCAAAAAAATTCAATCCCGAGTGGGACATCCAACTTATGTTGGTTCCCTGTTTGACTCGTGTAGTCAAACTTCAACTCAATGTCGGGTGTGATAGAATCTGCATACTTTCTGTATGCTCTTGCGTCAAGTGCTAAAAACTCATCATTAACGAAATCACTAATAAACTTTCTATCTGTATTTTCATCAACTGATATAATTGATTGTTTTATACGAGTAGATAAGTTTTGAGATACTCCTGTTAGTTTTTCAACCTTTGCATAATCTTTCAATGTTTCTCTTATTTCTTCTTCATCTTTATGAGTTAATAATTTAAATTCAATTACTCGTTTAGAATTTGGTGTTTCAAATAGAAATTTATTTCCATTTTCATATACTGTTTCATCTATTTTTTTATTATTTAGTGTTGTTAAATCTACACTATGTTCTACTCTTTCACGAGTATCTGGGTCAAGTAATGTTATATCATAAGCTTTACCATACCCTAAGACACGAGTTCCAACCATTAGTGCATTCTTATCACCAACTAACATATCGTTTAATTTAACTTTTGGATTAGCAATTATACTTTCTAAAAGTTTGTCAATTACTACACCTTGATTAATTAGATTTGTGGAAGTTAAGATATCTTCCTCTTTTGCTGTCATATATTTGACATCTATTGTTCCACTACGCAAAGGACTATCTTCAGGATATAATAAACCCTGTGATGGTAAAGATAGAACCTCAGTAGGAAATCCATACTGATTTTCAGCCATTTTTACTCCTTGATTATTTAAGATTAATAACTTATTATTTTTTCATTATCTTTTCAGCACCTGCGATACCGAAAGAACCTAATGTTACGAATACAAACGAATTGTATACCATATCATTTATAACTAAATCTTGACCCCATATTCCTGTAGCTAAATCAACAATCGCAAATAAGGTCATAACTGCGAATGAAGCAAATCCTATTACTGCTTTTTCGTTAACATCGTTGTTGTCTTTAAACATAGCCCACATAATTTTTCTCCTTTAGAATTGTAGTATTGCGTAGTCGTATTGAAGTGTTAATGATACTTCTGCTACTGTGTTTGCAGAATAATCCATATCACTAAAATCTGCTGTTTGAATAAATGCACCCTTTAATGTCCATTCTTCTACTTTGTCACCAACTGGTCCTAATACATTGAAAGTAATATCTTTCTTATACATATCAGAATATCCGTCACGACCTGTTACTGATTCGTGATGTAATCTTACCCACTCCATAACCGATTGTGCTCCTGATGGAACGATTGGGTCATACAATGTTACTGTAATTGGTTGCCAAGCTGCTTTACCTTTCACATATCTCTTGACATTAATATGGTCAAGTGTGATAGTTTCAAAAGTTATTGAAGGTCTTGCCATTGTTTTAACTAAATATGCTGGTATTCCGTCAATTTCCATAACGAAACGATTTGCCACTTTTGGTTCAAACGGCGTAAAAAATATATCATTTGGGTCGAGTAATTCAGCCACTTTTCTTCTCCTATAAAGAGTTTATTCTTAATACAATAATAAATATAAGAAACTTGAAAAAAGTGAATCTTTAATATGATATAGTTTTAGAAGTTTTATTGAAGTTTTTTAAAATAAAGCTTGACATTGGCAATGGAATATAGTATATTATATTGTAATGATTAATGAAAGGACAAACTAATTATGGATATGGCAACATTTGCTATGGGTTGTATGAGTTATGAGAACCAAAGAAATCAAGGTAATCTACCTGAACACGACCAAGAATTCCAAGCCGAAACTGGCATTGGACCAGTCTACAATATGGGTAGACCACAAACAAGACAAGAACAAAGAGAAGCTCTTGAAGAAGACGGAAGAATGACCCACGACGAAATAGAAGAGTGGTTAGATTCTTTAGAAATGTAAAGAAAAAGCTTGACATTAATGAAAAGATTTACTATATTATAGTGTAATGATAATTGATAAAGGAAACAAAATGATTGAAAATAATGAAATAATTACAACTGATACCGAGGGTATTTATATGAGAGATTTTGCTGATACACAAGTTCCGAGAGCTTTTGGTTATGACAATAGGACATTTACTATGAATGTCTATCAATATGCACATAATCCTATGGAATTGTATGAAGCTAATCAAGAACAACCGGCTTTTGTCTTAAATGACTACTTGGCTCCTGATAACGAACAAGCTTTGTGGAAAGGTATTCCGATGAGATTAAGGTGGAATCCTGTGGTTAGGGCTATGATGATAACTGGCAATTTTAGAATTAAGTATAGGGGTTGTAGTAAAACACATTACGGCTATAATAGAGCTCAAGGTTATTGTTTGGCTGAATACGCTGATACATTTACTATCTATCCTAAGTAATTAGATTCGTGGGTTGCCGATGACTACGATAATTTGGAATCGGTTTAGTGGGTTGTGAGTGACTACTTATTTGGAACTCTCAATATTTTTTTCCTTCTTTATCATACACAAAAAACCCCCAATTTCTTGGGGGTTTTTCTTATTCTTCTCTAATTAAGAGTTCAATTATTCAGGGAATGATGCGCCTGAAGGTTGTACTACAAAATCTAAGACTATGAATTCAGCTGTTCTGGTTGGTTGTATGAATATCTGACCAACTAATTGGTTTCTATCCACAACATCTGGAGTGTTATTACTTTCGTCCATTACCACCCTAAACGCTGTCAGTCCGGCATTTGCTTGAACTTGTTCCATATATGGATTTACAATATTCAAGAAACGACTTCTTGTTTGACTTGTGTTTTGTTCAAATACTAAGAATCTTGAAGATGATGCGATGAACTTTCTCAAGTTAATCAATAATCTTCTTACGTTGATTCTATCTAAAGCACTTGGTTTAGCTTGTAGTGTCTTTTGTCCAAACACGACCACACCTTGACCTGGGAAAGTTGCGATAGGATTAATACGATTTTCGTACAAATCATCTCTTTCTAAGTTGGTTAGTCTTGTTTGTGCTTCTAACACTTCTGTTAATCCACCACGATTTAGACCTGCTGGTGCGAACCATTCTTGTCCTATTCTATCAGAATTTGAAAATACTCCTGGTAGAACTACTGAAGGTGGAACCCACGTTGGTTTACCTTTAACACTATCCAAGATTTTTATCCAAGGATAATATGTTCCAACGTAGTTTGAATCAAGAGCTTTAACATCGTCTTTTGCTCCTTGAATTGTTCTTCCATAAGATGAACCATCCAAGATAAAGAAACAATCTGCTCTATCTTCTACTTTATCAATTGCGTGATTTGTTACACTTGGGTGCAATTGGTGTATAACACCTGGAATTGCTAACAAGTTAATATCAAACTCGTCTGGATTAGATACTGCATTGATTCCTCTAACATATGCTAACGAACCTGTTGCTGTTGCTGAACTTAAATCAAACCCTTGTGTATTTCCTGCCACAATGTCTGTTCCTGTTTTTCTTTCAGTTGCTGGATTTGAACCATCAAAACCGCCTTGAAAAGGAACTGCGAACTTTAATTGTCTGTAATCTGAATCTGATAATGATAGATTTTCTGTTCCATTTGAGAATGTTGTTCCCAATATAGAAGCGTCATCGTTACCAAATGCGTCTTCCAAACTCATAGTTACATTGTTACCATTTGCTGCACTTGTTGGTAATGGTTTCAAATAGTTTTGACTATCTTTACTATTGAAATCAAATCCGTAGTAAACATTTTGGTCAAATGTTCCACGATTATTTTTCTGTCCTGCTCCACTTGTTGCTCCAACAAATGAACAAGATGGGAAAGTCATTGCTATTGTACTACCACTAGTAATTCCAAGTGTAGTGTTGTGTGGTTGTAATACTTTATCAAATCCCATAGGAACTAACTCTTCTGAAATACCTGTTAAATTATCATAATTACTAATAAAAATGTATTGTGATTGATTCGGATAATCTCCATTGTGAGTTAACTTACCTTGTGAATCGATTGTTGTATTTTTATCACCAATTGCTCTTGGTAAAAAGTTTACACTATCTTCATCAAAGGTTAGATTTTGGAAGTTTTCTAATACTATTCCATCATCTACGCTAGTTGGGTCATTGATTATTACTTGTAAGTCAAATGTTCCGTAATCTGAACCAGCAACATCAACTGCTCGTTTCACATTAGAAATACCGACTCTATATTTTGAATTCATATTACTTCCGTGTGAACGAGTATTTACTTTAAATAAACTTGTTCTTGCGGAATTAACTTTTTGTGATTGTATGAAAGGTGTAGTTGCTACATTGTAATCAAATGAGAACAATTCATCACTACCACTATTTACAGTCACTACGTCATTTGCGCCTGCTGCATTTTGTGTGTTTTGGAAGTTGGAATATACATAAACTTCGTTGTTTGCGTCTTGTGGGTTTTCACTAAATACTTTTGTAATGTAATCAGCTGAACTTGAATCAAATGATAATGAGTATGTTGTTTTACTACCATTATTATCTGGGTCAAGTGCTAATTGGAATGCGCTTGATGAAGGTATTCCCATTACGATTGAAGCACTTGTAGGCCCTGCTAATTCTGTTGCGTCTGGGTCTGTCGCGCCTCGTGAAGGTTTAAGAACTGCTGCAACTTTGTGTCCAAATGAACCACTAATACCTAATGTGATAGTGTCATTTGCGTATCCACCTAATCCTAAAACACGGACTATTGTTACTGTTCCTGCACTACGAAGATATTGCTTCGCTGTAAAAGGAACATAAAAATCTTGATTTTCTTTACCAAAGATTGTTTCAAACTCACCCATATTACGAACTATTGTTGGAACAAATGCTGGACCCGTTTCTGTTGGGCCTATTAAAGCTGCTCCGATATCACTAATTCCTTGTGGTAAGAATGTTAAATCTTTTTCTCTGGTAAAAACACCAGGACTTACTATTCTTTCGGCCATTATTTTTCTCCTAAATTAAAATTGTATGGTAAGAATAAATATCATACAACTTTGTCAAAAGTCACTTACAAGAGTGATTATTTTATTTCGTTTGGCGTGAATACACCGGTATCAGGATTTAAATTTCCTGCACCATACTTCTCATTTAATGATTGTACAAGAATTTTTTCATTATTCTGTATATCATTAAGTTGAGTTTCTAAACGAAGTTTTTCATTTACGAGTTGTTCCATTCTTTGCTCTGATTGAATACGGGCTATTTCTACTTTACCCAATGATAATTCAAGTTGAGCAAAAGAATTTCTCAAATCTGATAATGAGTTCATCTCTTCTTTTGTGAATTTTATTTCTTTTTTCTTTGCCATTGTAACTCCTTAATATATTATTTAAGTTATATATAAGTATAAAACTATTTGTTCAAACAATCACAATTCTCTTTAATTTCATTGATTTCTTGTTTTAATTCTTTTATTTGTTTTGTGTTTTCTTTAATACTTTCTATTAGTAATGGAACAATCTTTTCATACTTGACACCTAAGTATCCGTTAGCACGAGTTGCTACAATTTCTGGTAAAACTGATTGTATTTCTTGTGCTACGACACCAATGTCTTTTCCTTTATATGTGGATTGTTTACCATTCCATACAAATGTATAACCACCAATCTTTTCCATTTTTTCTAATGGATTTTCAATTGGTTTAATATCATCTTTCAATCCTCTATCAGATGAACCAAATGCTATAACATCACCACTTGTTTCAAGACCTGATGCTGTCATTAGTCCTGTTACATTTATGTAATCAAGTGAACCAGATGTAATATTTGCTTGTTTTATACCTGTTATTGTTCCTAAACTACCACTTAAATGACCTGCGTGATTTAATTTTATTGATGCGTGTGAAGATGTTGCTGCGAAATTTGTTGGAACTGCAGCTTCCAATGTCTTTGTACTACCATCTAATGTTAGATATGCAGTTAACCCACCAGAACCATCATCAGAAGATAATATTACATCTTTATCAGCGTCTTGAGTTCTTAGGTTTAAATGACCTTTATAATTGTCTATGAATGAATCTGTTCCGTTATGAGTTATGTTCATATCATTATCTGCACCAAATAAAACATTTCCATTATCAATTAATTTAATATCATTGGCTATGTGTAGATTGTCTGTTATGTCTACATTTAAGAACGAACCACTTGCACTCGAACTAACACTTCCGATTACCTCTATACTTGTTTTCGGATTTGCTACTCCGACACCTATATTGGCATCTGTTACCACACTTCCGAATGAACCTGTTGATGCTTGTGAACCACTAAGTTGTAGACCTGCCATATTAAATGTTTCAATATTGTTTACATCAAAGTGAATTTCGTTTGCGGTTTCAAAGTCAATCTTGGTTTGTGCGTCCTCTCCAAGTTTTAAATCCTCTGCCAATACTGAAGTGATAGTTGTTTGTGCGGCAGTTATAGCTATATCATTTGCATTTGCAGTTATACCATCTCCACCGACAACATTTAAAGTTCTGTTTGCTGCGATTGTACCACCACCTGTTAATCCTGCTCCGGCTACAACTGATACTGCTGAGTGGTCTATGTGTTCGTTTGCTACGAAATTTGCCAGACTATCGTGGTCAATCGTTGCCTGTGTTGCTGTTAAAATTGTTCCGTGAACACGTGTCGCCTTATTATTTGTTACATTTACATTTAAGAAAGAACCACTTGTACTTGCACTTACTGCTCCGATTACCTCTAAGGATTCTGCTGGTGTTAAAGTTCCAATACCTAAATTGGTATTGAACGAACCTGAATCAAATCCTAAGAAACTACCTGCACTTCCACTAATATTACCACTCGCACTGATGTGATTGAATGTTACATTAGCAGTTGTTGCTACGTCTTGACCAATTGCTATGTCATTTGCATTTGCTGTAACTCCAGTTCCACCAACTACATTGATAGTTCTATTAGCGGCTATCGTTCCACCACCAGTTAATCCTGCTCCTGCTACAACACTTACGTCTCCGTGAGCTACATGCTCATCTGCGACGAAGTTTGCTAATGAGTCGTGGTCAATCGTTGCCTGTGTTGCTGTTAAAATTGTTCCGTGAACATTTGTTGCTAAGATATGTGGAGCGTCAATGTTTAAAAATGAACCACTTGTACTTGCACTAACCGCACCAATAACTTCAAGTGATTCTGCTGGTGTTGTTGTACCTACACCTAAATTAGTTCCAAATGAACCTGATGAAACTATTGATAAACTATCAAATCCTAATATATCTCCTGCACTACCACTAATATTACCACTTGAACTAATATGTCCTATATCAAAGATATCATTTCCGTCCATATCTAAATCTTGTGTTGCTGTATGGTTACCCATATCATCACCACCTGCTACCGCACTTGCGATAGACGCTGATACATCTGTAATGTTAGGTAATGTAAATTTACCCGTGACTCCTAAGTTATCTGTAATGTCTACATTTAAGAAAGAACCACTTTGACTACCACTAATACTACCGATTACTTCTAATGCTACACTTGGATTTGCCTCACCGATACCGACATTGGCATCTGTTACTAAACTACCAAATGAACCTGTTGATGCTTGTGAACCACTAATCTTAGCACCTACTAAATTTAATAACTCTGAATTATTAACATCAAAGTGTATTTCATTTGAGGTTTCAAAATCTATTTTTGTTTGAGCATCTTCACCTATTTTTAAATCTTCTGCTAATACTGATGTGATTGTTGTTTGGGCTGCTGTAATTGCTATATCGTTTGCATTTGCAGTTATACCATCTCCACCAATAACATTTAAAGTTCTGTTTGCTGCGATTGTACCACCACCTGTTAAGCCAGTTCCTGCTATAACACTTACGTCACCGTGAACTACGTGTTCGTCTGCGACGAAGTTTGCTAAACTATCGTGGTCTATTGTTGCTTGAGTTGCCGTCAACACGGTTCCGTATAAATTTGTTGCGTTTACATTATTAGCTGCCTTTACATTTAAGAAAGAACCACTATTACTTGAACTTACACTACCATTACTTGTAACATTAAATGTTGAACCACTTACAAATACTGAACCTGTAAATTGATGTGTATCGTCTTGTGTGTCTCCGAATATACTTGAACCACTTATTGCTGATGAAGTTAGATGAGTTACTGAAGAACTTACTATATAATTTTCTGCTATAATATCACCTTGTGCGGTAATATTTCCTGTTGTGGTTATAGTTGCGAACTCTACATCTGAATCAGTTGCTACCGCCTGTCCAATCGCTACATCATTTGCATTTACCGTAACACCTGTTCCGGCTCCTACTGCAAGAGTTCTTGTTGCGGCAATTGTTCCACCACCTGTTAGACCTGCCCCAGCTGTCATTGTTACACTTGTATGGTCTATGTGTTCGTTTGCTACGAAATTTGCTAAACTATCGTGGTCTATTGTGGCTTGTGTTGCTGTTAATACTGTTCCGTATAAATTTGTTGCGTTTATATTGTCATCAGCGTAAATGTTTAAAAATGAACCACTAGCACTTGAACTTATATTTCCTGTTGTTTCTACATAACTGAATGAGCCTGAAGTTCCTTCAATATTTTTAAATCCTGTAATTAATCCTAAACTACCACTAATGTGACCAGATTCTCCTGATAATTTTATACTTGCAAATGAACCCGTGTCGCTTGCGGTTACCGTCTCAAGAGAGATTCCACCACCACCGCCTACTTCTAATCTTTCAAATGAACCTGTTCCACTTGAACTGACGTTTCCACTTGCACTAATGTGATTGAATAATACATTTGCTGTTGTGGCAACATCTTGTCCAATTGCTATATCATTTGCGTTAGCCGTTACACCTGTTCCACCTACAACATTTAAAGTTCTGTTTGCTGCGATTGTTCCACCGCCAGTCAATCCTGTTCCAGCTACTATACTTACATCTCCGTGTGCAACGTGTTCGTCCGAAACGAAATTAGCCAATGAATCGTGGTCTATTGTGGCTTGAGTTGCTGTTCCTATGGTTCCGTATAATTTAGAAGCCGTTACATCACCCTCAATATCTGCATAGTCAAGTGAAGCTGATGTTATATTTGCTTGTGCAAATCCTGTAATAACACCCAAACTACCACTAATATGACTACTTTCACCTGATAACTTTATACTTGCTAATGAAGCAGTTCCTGATGTTGTTATTTCATCAATTGTAATTCCACCACCACCACCTACTGATAAGTTTCCAAATGAACCTGTTCCACTTGAACTGATGTCTGCTGATGTTTCTAAATAAGTAAATGAACCAGACTTGTATCCTAAAATGTTTCCTGCAACACTACCACTAATATTTCCACTACCTGTAATATGATTAAATTTAACATTGGAAGTTGTTCCTACTGCCTGTCCAATAGCGACATCGTTAGCATTTACCGTAACACCTGTTCCAGCGCCGACTGCGATATCTCTTGTGGATGCTATTGTTCCACCACCCGTTAAACCTGCTCCTGCAGTAATACTAACTGATGTGTGGTCTATGTGTTCGTTTGCTACGAAATTTGTTGTAGAGTCGTGGTCTACTTGTGCGGATGCCGATACTAAGTTTGCTCCCAACCCAACAATCGCTGCTGCGGACAAAGAACCACTAATATCGTCAGCTATTTGAGCTGAACCTGATAATAAGGTATTTCCTAATTCAGATTCTGCGGTTGTAACTCTCGTTGAGAAACTGGCACTTGGTGCTACAAATGAACCACTTATGTCTGTGGACAATTGTGCAGATGCTGATACTATACTTGCACCCAATCCCACAACTGCTGCGGTAGATAATGAACCACTAATATCGTCAGCTATTTGAGCTGAACTCGATACGAGTGTATTTCCTAATTCGGTTTCTGCAGTTGTTACTCTTGTAGAGAAACTACCACTATCTGCAACAAAAGAACCACTAATATCAGTAGCTATTTGTGCTGAACTCGATACTACACTCGTCCCCGCTAAGGGGAATTTAATTTGTTTTGATTTTAAATCGGCCATTTTTCTCTTTTATTTTTCCTACTTATAAATATCTAATTTCTTAATTTACTATGAATTAAATTTACCAAACCCTATGACTTCATCATCTGATTCTAATTCGTATCCTAATCCACTTGTATCTAATCTTA